GGGGTGGGGTATACTAGGCCACTCCCATGGATATTTGTCAATCATTCTAGGGCTCATGATGCATGCTCGTCTAAAAACTACACACCCCATATTTTTCAAAGGTATATACCCCCTCAATTACTGTCCCCAACCAAAACCAAAAGTATATACTCACTAGGAAAGGAGGCCTAAATGGCAGAGACACAAAGTGGCGCGTCGCGTAGCGCCGAGAAAAGATCTAAAGAATATTGGAGAGAAAGAAAGTTAGCCCAACGCGAGGGGAAGACAAAACGAATGAAAAATAAAGACGGGGTAGGCATCCGTAAACGTAATAAGGGCAAGATTGCTAGCCAATGGACTCAAACCGAGCAACAGGAGAAATGGCTTAACTATTATATGGATCCTAAGTCGCCGAGTTATGCAAACGCCTATGCAAGCGCAATACGAGCTGGTTACAGTCGATGGGCTGCTACTAAGATGGAGACGAAGGATTGCCAAAAGTGGGTCGCCGAGGCTAAGAATATGATGCGCCTTACTCCTGAGCATCTTAAGCAGCAGCTACAGATGATTGTTGTAAATGATATATCAAAAGATGCGGATAAGATTAATGCTATTAAGCTATTGGGTAAAGAACATAACATGTTTGTCGATAAACAGGTTACGGCCCATATAGGGATCGAGGAAGCATTAAAGGATTTGGATAACTTAGATGTCTAAAAATAGGAAGCTTATTTATATTTGGGATGAGAACCTAGATTTCTTCAACAGTCTACCCAACAAGTCCGCGGCGATTAATCAGCTACTTAAACAGCTGAGGTTAAAGAATGGATGATATACGGTTAACCCCCTCTCAACTGGCTAAAATTAAGCTCATTAAACAAGACTTCTACAAGTTCGCTAAGATGAACCTGTACATCAAAGATAAGTTCGCTAATATCGTGCCATTTGTCCCTAACGAGCCTCAGCGCGCCCTTATAGATTATGTATTGCTTTGCATTAGTGAGAAGCGGCCAGTAAAGGTTATTATCTTAAAGGCTCGCCAGATGGGCTTTAGTACGGCCGTAGAGGCGCTTTGTTACTGGTGGACATCTACAAACTTCAATATTAATAGTGTTATTATTGGTAATGATGAGAAGTCCTCACTTAACCTTTATAGGATGTTCCGCCGTTATTTTGACAACACTAATATCCTGTTTAAGCCGAGTGTTCGTTACAACACTAAAAGTGACTTAACATTTGAAAAGTTCGATGAGAATGGCAAACAGATAGGCCTAGGCTCAGCTATTAAGATTGAAACAGCTAAAAACAAATCCGCGGGGCGTTCTGATACTGTCAACTTCCTACACGCCTCAGAGTTGGGCGCTTGGGAGAACGGAGAAGACTTGGTTGCCTCTCTTATGCAGACAGTACCAGATGCAGAAGTTATGGAGAAGCCTTCAATGGTATTCCTGGAGTCTACAGCAGAAGGTCGAGGTAATTACTTCCATAAAGAATACGTCGCGGCGGTTAATAAGAAGAATAACTACCAACCCTTATTTGCCCCCTGGTGGATCCTTGACACTTACGAGCGAGATGCTACGTTTGAGGATTTGGGCCAATTAAACGATTATGAGTCATTCTTAGTTGAACTGATGAAGAAGGGCCATGTAACACTCGGCCATTACTTCCCTATTAAAGAGGAGTCTATCCCTAGAAAGATTGCATTCTACCGACGTAAGGCAAAAGACTTTGCAGCGACCCCCGAGCGCCTACCTCAGGAATATCCAAGCACCTGGGAGGAAAGCTTCATCGCAAGCGGCAAGAACGTATTTAACCCGTTAGCCTTACAGGAGATGGAGAAGGATGCAACTCCATTAGAGGATGTCGATTATTACAAGATTACTCCATTAGAGGATCGTCCTTACGAGGAATTCGAGCTAGAACAAATACCCTTTGAGGAAAACGAAGCACCTGATGACTTTACTTATAAAGCCCCACTTAAGATCTGGGAGAAGCCTAAACCCTATAAGGAATATGTAATCGGTGCTGATGTTGCAGAAGGCCTCAAGGGCGGAGACTTTAGCGTTGCAACTGTTGTAGATATTTCAACAATGGCGGTCGTAGCTCGGTGGCGAGGACATTGCGACCCCGACAAGTTCGGCGAATATCTTGGCGCACTTGGCACCTATTACAATTATGCCCTTATAGGCGTAGAGGTAAATAACCACGGATTAACTACTGTACAAAAGCTCCGCGATACCTTCTATACAAACCTTTACAAGCGCGATAGAGGCTATGACGAGGAATGGGAGACGCCCACTGTAAACCTCGGCTGGAAGACTGATATGCGAACTAAACGCTTAATGATTGATGACCTTATCAAGCTAGTCCGCGAGCGCGTGATTAAAGATAGGGATATTGTATTCATTAATGAGGCATTCAGCTATGTACGTGATGAACGTGGTAGAATGAATGCAGAGGAAGGCTCTCATGACGACGTGGTAATGAGTACAGCTATTGCTTACCAGCTATTCCCTTGGGGTGACAATGATATATCAAACTTAAAGGTAATTTCTACCGCAAAGATGCATAAGATAATCAATGGATGACAAAACACTACAAGAGGTGACTAAGCGCTTTAACAAGGCGCGGATGTATACCGAATCCCACTACAAAAAGACTTGGGCAAATGCGTTTAAGTCTTACAACGGCATTAGAACAATCCGGGGCTACGCAGGACAGGCTGATGAGTTTGTGCCTGAAACCTTCTCGATCGTAGAAGCCCTTGTAAGTTCCTATGTTAAAACAAAGCCGCGGTTTAAATACTGGCCGCTACATGAAGAGCAAGAACAAAGCGTTGAAGCCCTTAACGGCCTAGTCAACTATTACTGGTCTATTAATAACATGACCGATAAGATGATTAGCTGGATTAAAGATATGGCCCTATACGGTACAGGCGTACTTGCCTTTAGTTGGCTAAAAGATCGCCCGCTTATCCAAAATATCCCACTAAATGACTTTTTTGTTGACCCAGCTGCGCGCCATATCAATAACCCAGAAGAGCCAGGCTACCCACGTTACGCAGGTTATCGCTACCTTACAAGCCTTGAACAGCTCAAATCTCAAATGGAAGTGGACGTAGAGACCGGCAAGGTTAATGAGAAGTACAAAAACCTCGACAAAGTATACGGTGCTAACGACGGCGAGGAGATGGATAAAGACATCAAGGAGATGTTGATCGGTTCAACTTACGGGAAAGACGCCATTAGCGAGCAGGTAGAGGTTATTGACTACTGGACTGAGAAGAAACACGTTATGGTGGCTAACCGTAGCGTTGTTATCTTAGAAGAGGATAATCCCTACGCCCGAAAAGAGTCTAAAAAAGAGATGCCAATGGACTTAGACGGCGAGATTATCTCAATGAAGGTAAAAATCCCCGCCATTAAAGGCTTTTTACCGTTCGCAGTAGCCCGTAACTACGTTGATACAAGCCTATTCTATGGCAAGGGTATTGCTGAGGTTATTCTCAAGACTCAGGAGCTTCTAAACGATACGGCCAGCCAGAAACGGGATAATATTGCTTACGTATTGAACAATATGTGGCAGATTGAGCCTCGGTATCAACACTTAGCTGAGCGTATCCAGTCCGCGCCAGGCGCTATTTTCCCAATCCCTAAGGGCGCACTTACTCCAATTGAGAAGAATGACATTAGTCCAGCCGCTGATGCCGAGATCAGTCGCCTTACTCAGCAAATGCGTACCGCTGTAGCCGCTGATGCAGCCGTCCAGGGCATTAGCCAACGTTATAGCCGTACAACCGCTACTGAAATCTCCAACCAAATGGAGCAATCAGACGCCCGTACGAACGTTAAGATGCAGTCACTAGAGGATGGCGGCCTATCTCAGGTGGGCTCAATCCTGTTTAAGATGATTCAGCTATTCGTTAAAGAGGAGACTCCAGTACGGATGACCGACCATAACCAAATTACTTGGCAGGTTTACAGCCCAGATGTTTACTTTGGTGAATATCAGCCAAAGGTTGTGCTCGAAAGCACCGCAGACGCCGAGATTGCAATGTTAAGTCAGGCGATGCAGACAGCCGCCCAGTTCAGCCTCCAGAACCCTCTCGTTAACCAGGAAGCGTTCCTACGTAATATGTACAAGACTCTA